ATGATCCTATTGCAAGGTTATTTACTGGGTAAAAGTAAAACTGCCCGTATGGATCGAATAGCCAAAAGGCTGTACTTTGGCATGGTTGTTTTGGCTGCTGTTTTATTAGCGGCTTTATGAAGTACAAGGCATTTGACCAACGACTCCATGACGATTGTGATCCACCAGCCCGCAATGCCGTAGCGGGTTGGCTTAAAACGGTTCACCATGTCGATGCCGTACCCAACCCTGACAAGTACGCTGTAGACCTTGTTTTTAGCAAGAATGGGCAGGAAATAGGCTTTGGGGAAGTAGAAGTACGGGATTGGGGCATGGACTTTTGTCCTTACGATACGATCCACATTGCCCAGCGTAAGGAAAAGCTATTTACCAATCCTCGTACCACGATGTATGTGGTGACTAGGAATCTAACCCATGCTTACTGGATTAGGGCCAGCAAGATCAAAGAATGCCCGTTAATAGAAGTACCAAACAAGGCAGTAGCCAATGAGGAGTATTTCTATGATGTACCCACGCATCTTTGGAAGTTCGTTGATTTAAGGGATGTGTTTTAGGTCAAAACATCTAAAACTTTATTGATTTTGGCTATCCTGTCTGCCATTCCTATGTTGCCACCATTTATGCGCTTTGACATGGTTTCAATGTCCATTACATCGGCTAAGGCGTTTAGGTTTCTTTTATTGAAAAACCACCCCGCAGAAAGAGCCGCATAGCGGGGTTCTTCAACGAGTTGGGGGTTAGCTACCAAGTCCTCACCAATCGCTTCTCCAAACGCCCTGTAATTGTCTTTGCCAGTCAATTGGATCAATCCACGACCTATGTATTTAGCACCGTCACCATCTTCGGTGTTTCCCATTCTGCCTGAATACACCCTGTTGGCTATCATTTCAGGTTGCCGTGCAAACTTTTCTGCCGTATCAGCGTCAGGGAATCGGCTAGGCCATGTAGCCATCAACGCTTTTGCGCTGTAATTTAGGTTCTCACGCAAAAACTTAAAGCCACCTGATTCGTGCATACATTGACCGATAAAACAGGCTTGACGCTTGGGGGTGTTTATTTGGTACTTTTCAAAGGTTTCTTGGAGTGGCTCAAACCACTTGCCTTCAATGCCTAACGCTAATAACTGGGCTTCAAGCATCTTTTTTAGCCCTCATATCCATAATCTTTTCAAGGGTTCTGCCGCCAAAGTAAAACGACATAATCAACATTCCCCATTGCCCAAGCAGTTCTACATACTTTTCATTGGCGTTGTTGTCAAAGGCAGACATCATGGCAAATACAAAATAAGCTGCCAAGATAAAGATTAGGGTCATTGGGCGAATGTTCTTGCTTAACCAGCTATCACTAGCCATATCCGCTTGTTGCCGTTTAGTCAGTTCTTGTTGCTCTGCGGTATCAGCTTGTATTTCAGCTAGTTTTCCTTCTTGGGCAAGTTTGGCTAATTCTAACTGGGCTTGGGCTTTAGCTTCAGGATCGGGGATCAGCTTGTCTATTAGCTTCATTCCTACGCCAACAATAGTGTCTAGCCCTAGCATATTATCTCCCGATAGCGGTTTCGTTATCACCCTTGCGAACCAAGACCTTATCACCGTCTACGGCTACGCTCATTGGGTCACGGTCAGCCATACGGTCTAAACGCACAATGAGTTCTTTCATAATCTCAAACTCAGGCTTCTCTTGCTTTGGACTAGCCCCAGCAACGCCATTTAGCATGGAAATAAGCGCAGTTAGGGAAGCACCAAGCAAACCCATTACGGCAGCCATTTTGCCTTCTTCTAGCACGATTGAAGCACCTACTCCAATGACTACGATAAAGGTAATGTAGAAAAGACCTTGTTTGCCGATGGATTTACCAGCGACTTCTTTTGCAGATTCGATTTGTTCGTTCATCGTTTTATAAAAATATCAGAAATCCAAGTAACTGCTCCCCCAACAACAGAAGCAACGCCCATCAACGCCCAAAGACTGCCTTTAGAGCGTTCAGCCATAGCAACGAGTTTCTTTACATCGTTGTCCATAGCATCTATTTTCTTTTCCATAGAATCAAACTTGCGCTCATAATCTTCGACTTTTTGCCAAAGTACGCCATATTTAACAGGATCAATCTCAAAAGCCATAACTTCCACCTTAGAAAGTTCCGCAATCTACGGTATAAGTACCAGTTTGCAAGAAGTTAAGGGAAACGGCATCACCACTTGCAGTAGCGTCTGCCACATTCTCAATCAGGTTGTTGGTCATGTTTAAAGCACCCGTCATTGGGGTTTGACCGTCTGCGGCTACCGATTGTGTAAGAGCAGCAGCAATATCTGAAAGCGATGTATTAGCCCAGCTAGAAGTAATAGTTGTACCTGTAACTACTGGATTACCTGCTGGTAGGGTATATGTACCCGATCCGTTTCTACTCATTTGTTGCTCCTTGAACGCCTTGCAATGTTAATAATTGAGCCAAATTACGCTGATTTTGAGTTAAATAAGGAGCAGCCGTACCCTGAATTAAACGATTTTGAACAGGTGAAGATAATGCTGCTGCTCTTAAAGCTGGTCTAGCCAATATTGCGGCAGCACCTAAACCGCCTGTTGTGCTTACCCCGCCAAGTAATCCAGCAGCATAATCTAATGGGCTTAATTGTGGCAAGCTGCCCATAGCTTCTGTTGCTTGACTGGCTTTAGGAAACGCTTGGCTAAATTGGGCAATGCTTTTTAATTCGCCTGATAACGGTTTGCCACGCTGTAATTGAGCGGCTAACTTCTTAGCATCAATAGTTCCAGTCGTTGTATTGGCGGCTTTTTCAATAGTATAGGTTTTAGCAATTAATTGCCGTGCATCCCTAAACTTGTTTAACAAATCGGTTTGACCTGTTTTGCTTAAATGGGTTTCTAATGCGCCTTCAATAGCATCAGCGGCTTTTTTAGATGCTCTGCCAATATCACTATTACCAGTTCTAAACGCATCGTCAGCCGATGTGCGTAACTGCTTAATTTTTTCTACTGCTGAACTTGCATCAAAACTAGGCGATTTTAACGACTGAACCAAGTTAATTACTGGGCTTGGTGGCGAATCAGGAAAGCCTTGCATAGCTGTTAAATAAGGCTTTGCAATATCGTTTAACGCATTAATGTACGATTTATCGGCAATAACTTGACCTGATAAGCCTAAATTTGTGTACGCTTCACCTGCTTTTGAGCGCAGATTTGTAATTACTTCAGGTGTAATTGGCGTGTCTTTTGGCAAACCTAACGACTTAGCTGCCAATTCATTGGTAATTTGCTGATTTCTAGCACTTGCGTTTTGTGCCGTGCTAATTTTTCCAGCAACTCCTTCCATTGCTCTGTTTAGCATAGATGGGTTAGCTTGAGTTGGCGGTATTACATAACCTAAATCTCTTGCTTGTTGAATAGATTGAGCCATTTGTGGTGTTGGGGCTTGACCTCGCAACATAGAAGGCAAAGAAGTAACAGCAGGAATAGCGCCACCTAAAGCCGTACCTACGGCTACATTTTTAGCTACATTGCCGTACATATCCGTACCAGTTTCGCCTGTATTTATAGGTGTAATTAAGCCTGATGTTGCACCAATAGCAGATCCTTGCAAAATTGGGTTTGCTCTAGCAAAGCTAGGAATCATGCCAGCACCACGAGTAATTGCTGCGGCAGGGGCTACTGCGCCAGCTACACGACCAGCACCATAAGAAATAGGATTAGCTTCATAATAAACATCAGCTTGTTTGTCAAGGTTTTGGGCTAATTGACTTGTGCCTAAATTGCCACCTGTAACTAATTGCGCTCCTGCAACAAGCGGATCAATAGCAGATTTTGTAACGCCAGCTAAAGTTGATTCTAAAGGTCTTGGTTGGGCTTGCACATTGGTACGATTAACCATACGGGGCCTGCCCATAGCAGCACCGCCACCCGTAGAAGTCCATACTGGGTTTTCTTCTACGACTGGGCCAGCATAAGCTGCGGGGGTTACCTCATCAGGTACAAAGCGTGGCACTTGTTGAGCATCAGGTACGAATTTCATATTATTGAATAGTTCCAGTTACGCCATTGACGGTTACTTTGTCACCTTTTTTCAAAGTGCCAGCTTGTATTGCTTGCTGAACATCTTGTTCTGTATTAAAACTTTGTAAAGGTTTGTTTATTTCAGGCTTTACTAATTTCTTTGCAACATCAGCAGGAACATCACGGCCTTGAGATATATATGCTGTATTTACAATATTTTTAGCTGTAGTTCTTAAATTTTCAGCTTGCTTGTCTAGTGCTTTGTTTGAAAAAAGCAAAGACGATGGATTCGTTGGGTCACGCACAACTCTTTGCAAAATATCATAATCAGGGCCATTCAATACGCCCAAGTTATATGCTTCTTTTGCTTGCAACATCATGTTGTTATATGCGTTGCCCATTTCAGCCCTTTTATCAGGGTTAGCAAAATCTTTAACGCCAAAATTTTTGATTTTGCTTTGATAGTCGGTAATAGCATCACTAAGGTTAATTGATCCTGTAACTTGTTTGTTAAGTCCTTCAGGCAATGGCTTAATTGCACTTTTGCTTTTTTCAAAATCAAGTTTTTCACGCTCCATACCCAATTGCGCTTGTTGATATGGCGTAATTTGATTTTTAAAGTCATTAAACGAGCCTTTAAACCCTGTTGATTTTGCAAACTCGTAATTTTGCATATCAGTTGTAGGTTTAACTGGCTCGGGTAATGCACGATTAATTAAAGTAGGCAACAGTTCTTTGCCAGCGCCAAATCGAGATTGCAATGCTAAATTAGTAGCGGCTTGAATATCAGGCGGTAAAGTTTGCGTAGCAACAGGCATAGGCACATTTTGACCTGTGCTGCTAACCCCGTATGGGCCAGCCATTTCAGTCTGCACATCACGGGGCCTTAATTGCTCCATAATTGCTTGTGTTTCTTGTTCTTTGCCTTTTCGTAGCTGTTCAGCTAAATTTAAAGCTCTTTTATCGCCTTGTTCAGCCATGCGTGTACCAGCGTACATTTGCGCTAAAGGGACTAATTGGGCAAATATGCTAGGTTGCACATACTGACCGCTGACCATTTGTCCTTGTGGTTGTTGCATACCTTGCGCCATAAGCATTTGCGCCATTTGTTGTTGGCGGTTTAATTGCTGTTGTTGGGCAAATAATTCGGGGGGTAAAGTTCCATTAGCCATGTTATCTTTCCTGTGCAGCTAACATTCTGCTTTGTGGCGAATACATATCAGTTCCGTATTGCTGTGAAATGTCATATTGGGTCATTGGGTTATATGTGCTTAAACCGCCCATTTGTGCATCTTTAGCATTTATATCAGCTTGGGTTGGCGTTTTACCGCTTCTAAGTGCCATAGCCAAAGCCATTGGGTTCATGCCGCCACCGCCACTTTGTTGCCCTAATTGGGCTGCTTGGTTCATTAGTTGATTTTGTTGTGCAAGTGCAGCATTTTGATTAGCTTGTTGCCCACCAATGTTTTGATACATTGGAGCAATACCGCCCAAATCTTGCATTTGCCCTTGCTGAATGTAAGGATTTTGTCCGTATGGATTCATATTCATTTAAATCTCCAAAACTTTGCTAATGCCATTGGTTTCTATTTTAATAGCATCGTTGATTTCTTTGAAAATTATTTTTAATTCTTCAAATTTTTCAGGATGCTTACTTTTTACATACCTCATTCGATCTTCGCTGTCCCCTAAATAAGCCGTACAGTTCCAACAATCTAGTGAAGAATGCCCCATTTTTAATCGCTCATCGTCTAACAAGTCATGGTTTTCCAAATATTCCACCACTTGTGCGTCTGACCAGCCTTGTATTGGGAAAAAGTATTCAATGCCATCTTCATGCTGCCCCGACTTAATAGGTGCTTTGTGGGTTTCTGCAAGCCTTTGACCTCTGATAATTCCCGTAATTCCTAAACTCTTTACTACTTCGTTGCACGGAAACCAAAAGTTTTCTGCACAACAATCAAAATAACTTCTTAACTTTATCGTCTTTTTGGTAGTAACTGCCTGACCAAGTTCAGTAAAGTTAATTGGCAACACATCTACTGGGTAGCCATTTTCTGCAATAGACTTAGGTTGATTGGTCTTAATTTCATAAAAAAAAGGCACTTTTGTTTTAACTTTTTCCATGTAATCTACAATTTCAGGAAAATTAGCCCCTGTATTGTTCCAAATTACCACAGTCCTATCTACATATTCTTTAATTAAATCTAAACAAACTATTGAATCCTTACCGCCCGAAAACATCAAAGCAACTTTTCTGTGGCGGTTATAAAACTCTTGCATTAAAACGCCATCATTCCTGCGCCAGCCAACCCCATTAAGCCGCTAGTCATGCTGTTTTGACCTGCTTGCCCAGCGTTGTAAGCACCCATTTGAGCGTTGTAACCCATTTGCGTTGCACCTAATAAATCAGGGCCTTGCGTTGTTGCTTGATTGAACGAATTAACAAATTGTGGGCCTTGCACTTGTGAACCAGTACGAACCGCAGAAAGTGTATTAAGTGGCTCGTTACGCAAATAGGCTTGTTCTTGTAAACCTTGCTGACGGGCTTGGTTAGACAAGTTTGCACCAGCCATTTGGTTAGCAAATTGTTGCTGTGCAATAGCATTATTCGCTTGTTGTTGCGCTTGTTGATTTTGGAACATTTGCTGAATTTGCTGGTTATTGAACCCCATGCCAGCCAATTGATTAGCAAAATCTTGTTGAGTAGCTTGATTTGTAAAGCCAAGGTTAGCCAATTGCGCTTGATTCTGACCAAGCATAGCTTGATTGCCAAATTGACCAGCTTGTAACTCTTGACCAAACAGATTTTGCTGAACATTTTGTGCTTGTAATTGGGCTTGTAAACGCAGATCGTTTTCTCTTTGCCCTTGCTGTGTCATAGCACGGTCATAGGCTTCAGTACCAGCAACAATACCTTGATTGGCTAATTGCGCTTTTAAACGATCTTGGCTTTGTTCAATCTGTGGGTTCAAGCGGCTCATTAACAAATCGCTTGCACGATCCCACCCAGCCATTCCTACATTTTGACCTAGGGATGTTTGCAAATTTGGTGCTTGACCTGCCCGTAATTGGGCTTCTGCTTGACCCATTTGACCAAGATTGGCTTGACCAGTAAGGCGTTGCATATCCGCTGGATTAACGCTGGATCGCATTTCTGCCAACTTGCTTGTGTCAAAAGGCGTATTAAGCATATCCTCAACATAGCCAAGTCCTTGACCTGCTAATTTACCAAGTCCAATGCTGGCTTGGTTTTGATAATCTAAAAGCTGTTGCTGTTCAGGGCTTAAAGATTGTGTTGCTGTCCATCCTGCATCGGGATCAGCAGCAACCATAAACTCATTATATGTTGGGGCTTTTAAATCAAATGGGTTTAATAAAGTTTTAGGAGTGTAGTTACCGTATTCATCGTAGCTTTCTTGACTATATACAGGCCTGTAGCTTTCACGGGCTTGATTAAACGCTTGCAAAGCAGCGTTATAACCTGCCTGATTAAAGGTTGGCGCAGTATTTTGTGTATAAGTTAAAGAACCATATGGAGTAATTTGATTTATTCTATTTGCTTTAGTAGCAATACGAGCAGCATCCACATTACCTGCGGCAGTTTCTATTGCAGCAGCCCTGTAATCAGGTGGGGGTGGTGCGCTGCCGCCTTTACCACCGCCAAAAGGTGTGCGCTTACCTTCAAAGGTATAGCCATGATGTTTATTAAAGTGTCTTAGAATACTCATTTTTACGCTCCCTGATCCATCTACAATCAGATTTGTCCATTTCAAAAACTACAATATCACCGCCATCATCATGCACCCCAGCAAATCGGTGTGCTTCTTTAAAACCTAGTTTTTGGTCATATTCCATAGCTTTTGCATTGTTGCTATTGACTATTCCAAATACTTTTACCAGTTCACAATAATTAAAAGGGTATTCAAATGCCGATTTTAACAATTGTTTTGGCGTATATCCACCTTTTAAATTAACCATATGCATTTGGCAAGTCTTGCCTATAAATGCCGTATAACCTACTACCCATTCAATCTTTCCGTTTTCATCAGCCCAAAATATAGCTTGTAAATCTGCACAAGGCTGAACCCCTATTTTGTTTTGTAATATTTGAGCAGCAACATTTCTTAGTTCTAATGTATTGGCTGACAAAAGCATTTACAAAACACCACCCTTTTCCATTACATAATCCGTACTAGCCCAATGCAATTCAATATTTCGGCTTGCCACATTCAAGTTAATTGACCCTGCAAAGCCTAAACCAGTTACGCCTTGCCATACTTTAGTGGTAATTAAGCCACCAGACCAGTTTGCGGCATCCCATCGTGACGCATCCCAAACCCCGTCACTTAAAGTGCTTGGGTTAAATTGCACCTGCCCTAGCTGGCTTTGGGTGTCAAAGTCTACGCTTAGACCGCATACAACATTGGGTACGCCACCTGTCGATTGCAGGATAGGTCTAACCATCATAAAACGCTTTAATTGGCCCGGACTGTCAAAATAACTGTAGGCTTGCTGGGCGGTTGCGGTAATGTTTGAACCATTGTCTGAATAGCCATCATAGAAAAGCCCTACATAGCCGTCACCACCAAAATGCATCTCGGCTTCGCCTGAAACTTCCCAGCAATAACCCTGAATACCAGTAAATCTGCCCCAAGACTTTGTAATGGTGTGCATGACATATTGCTCCATTCCCGTGCTAGTAGGAATAGACAAAATCAGCATATTTACACTAGCAAAATAAGTAATTTGCCAACCAAATAAATCTCTGTACAAGGTAGCAGCTTGGCTTACAGCGTAGTAAATCTTATCGGTAAGGTTTACACGGGGGTCAAGGCGGCTAGATTGCAAGGCAGAAGCTAAAGGTACTAAGCCGTCTTGCGTTAATAGCAATAAATCCCCTGCAAACTTGAAAAAACACCTGCGGTTAAAGGTTTGACCTAGTTGCCATACGCCTTTTAACTGCCATGTGTCAGCATTATCGGGGTCTGTACCGTTATATACGATAACTTCGCCCATGCTAGTGACAAAGACTGCGTAATCGTCTGCGCCTTGACCTGCATCAAGTGTCCATGTACCCATTGCTTGCAAAAACCCAGCATTACGGGCAATTCCACCAAAGTACAATGGTGAAGCTGCACCGCCAATAGAATCTACAGGCAGATACCAGCAAGTTAAAGAATCTTTTTGGGTAAAGTACAGGCGGTTTTTAAACAGGTTTACACCGATAAAGGTGTTTGAATTTACGCCAGTAATACCAACAGTCGTATATGCGCCCGTTACAGAAGTTGCAGTAGAAGTACCTGTAGATGTATAAGTAAATGCGTTTGCGCCTGTTACGGTAATGACAAAAGTACCGTTAAATGTGGCTTCAGAAGCACCGCTAATAGTTACCCTATTGCCTGTTGCTAGTCCATGTGCTGAAGCGGTAGTGACTGTTGCTGTTGCAGAAGGGCTTGTACGAGCAATACTTGAAATAGTAACGGGCGTTGTGGTTGTAGCCATGTAAAACCAGCGTGTACCGTCATAAATCATTACGGGATCAACACCGTTACAAGCTACTAGAAAGTGACCTGCCGTATTGGTCAAGTTGACCGATTGCAATTTATCGCTATCTAAGCCATTAAATACTTGAACTGCTGGATTTGTAGAAGCATCGTAAATAGTGCCCCCTGCTACGGCAAATAGCTTATAACCGTCTATTTCCGTGTAATTCATCAAAGTATTAACAGGGGTGGTAATACCTATTTCATAAGTACCAATAGTTGTGGCATTGGTAGGTGGTACGGTAACTAATCCACAAAAGAATGTAGTAGGGCTACCAACAGTAATGGTAAAAACACCGTTATAGTCTGTAGGAACACAGTTTTTAATAGCTATTTGGTGCCCTGAAGTCAATCCGTGAGCAGTTGCAGTAGTTACAGTAGCAA